TTTGTTCGAACTACAATAACTTGAAAAATGTCACCAACATCTGACACAGTTCCCGATGAATTTCTATTTACAACACCAGATGCTTTAAAAGCACCATAATCACCAGCAACATCTGTTCTACTAGCCATTATATCTATACTGTAAAAAAGAGTTTTATTGTTAGCAACAGATAATCTTGAATTTGAAACACCATTAATGAATATTTCCGTTTCTGTTGAATTTGTCGTATTTCCAGAAAAAGCATATTGATTTGTATATGCAAGAGTTCCCGGAAGTATATCGTTAGGTGTTATGTATTGTTGCGGCATATATGAATTATCTTTGTAATAATGCTACACAAACAAGTGCCAAAAATACTACAACTTGTATATAATGATTAAATTAGTAATTTACTATTTAGTCAAAAGAAAACTCACGATAATCCCATTTCTTTGCGAATTTGTGTTGCTGATATATTGTGTATTTCTTCATCAAAAACTTCTTGCTCAATTTTATACCCAACATCACGTCCATAAGTTATATTAACTATATTAGGAACAACCTGAATTTCATATTGTCCTTGATACAATGGGTCTAAATCTTTTCTGATATTGTTTTTTACTTGCTCAATTGAAAATGGATTTGATTTATTCCATCCTTGACAATCACGAATCTGTATCACAACTTGCCCCGTTTTAGCAACTGCTCGTTCAAATAATGCACGATGTCCTTTATGCCATGGTTGCCATCTACCTAACATTTGAACAGTTTCTTTTTGCCAATTAAATATAGGTCGTCTTTTTTCTGCAATGATTCTATCACCAACATATTTTGCCCAAAAATCAGCATTTTTTTCAGTTATACGAAAATCATAAACAGTTGGTGGAACAAACATTTTATTAGTATCCTCAAATCGTCCTTCATTAATGGTATCCATCCAAATAGTCCAGTCTGCTTTAAAATTATTACGCATTTCACCTAAAGGCGCAACAAAATCACATATCGCATAATCTGCTAGACTTTCTATAGCAAATTTTGCCATTCTTAAACTTTGTCTGATTCTTCCTTCTTTACTAAAATCCCAATCATTATATTCTTTACGAATATCATCTGCGTTGAACCATTTAACTTTAGGTTTATATTCTAATGGAAATGATTCTGATAATGACAGTAACTTATTAGCAGGCATATTTGTGAATGATAGATTATTCTCAATATACTTTTTTAATGCTTGCGCCATGATTGTTTTACCTGAACCAGGCAAACCCATAATTAAAATTTTTATAGCCATATTAATTTCCAGTCTGTAAAAATGAAGAATGTCTACCTGGTTTGTGGACAGTAATAAAAATATTTACAGATTCGGCAACGTTTGCCAGCGTATTTAAATTTATGTCTAATTGTTTTGGTGCAAGCATTCCATCTTCTTGTTGATTTAGCCAATAATTTACGATGTTATATGAAACATCAGTAACTTCAATATCAATATCATGAACAAGACCAAAAACGCTATCACTTAATTTCTTTTTAATCGATTCGACATTTGTTTTTTGGTCAAACATTTTAAATGTTTTTGGTGTTAAAATTCTTACATGAGTATAATCATCCCAGTATAAATCACAACGATGATGAGGAACATTTATAAACCATGTTGCACCATCTTTACTAATACGATACATTTCTTTCATTATATTAGTAAATACTTTTGGATTTTGCCCTAAATGTTCAAGAATATTATCAGCATTTATTTTGTCGAAAAAATTATCTGCCCATGGCCATGGTGTCACTTCTAAATCAACAACTTCATCTGGATTACATTTTGATTCAATATCAACATTCCAATGGTCATTTAATTTTTTAAATCCACAACCAAGATTTAATTTTGTATGTTCTGGTATCATTATATCTCCATCATTTAGGTTTTGCTAAAACGTTATTCCCAATTACTTTAAATTCATACTTAGTTAAACTCAAATAATCAGTTATTTCATTTAATATTGATTTTCTATTGTCTGAGTGTTCAATGAATATAAATGGATTATATTTTTCAATTGTTTTTTGTGCACCTTTTAAAACATCCATATCCATACCTTCAACATCTATTTTTATAAAATTTAATTTCTCAATGCAATATATTTCAACAAACGTATCAATTTTCATTATAGGGATTACTGTTTTTTTATTTGATTTATTAAAAATTTTATCTTCAACTAAACTAAAAATCCCAAAATCTTCTGGCTTTTCATAATCAGGTTCGTCAATAGCGATAAAATCATCTTTATTTCCAATTGCTATGTTATGTGCAAAACAATTATCAAAATTATTTAACATCATATTTGCACATAGCATTTGAAAAACTATTCGTTGTGGTTCAAAACAATATATTTTGCTTTGCGGTAATATTTTTGTGAGCCATGTTGAATATGTTCCTATATTTGAACCCACATCAAATATTACAGGACTTGAAATATTTTGTAAACATGAAATAGTCTCTTGCGCTTCAATTGATGATGCGCTACCATGGTCTAATAGCCATTGACCATGACCAACTTGTTCATGATTACAATCAAATCTGTTTACAAGCATCATTCCGTGGTCAGTAGAAACTAAAACATTTCTACGAACACGATTATCTATAAAAAACATTTATATCCAAGCATCCCAAAATATTTCACGATTGTATTGTTGATATAAATCTAATCCCAAATATTCAACACAATTTACAGTTGTTTTGTCAAGTTTAGGTTTTATTTTATGTAAATTAGGAAGTTTTATAGCTGAATCATTATAAATTTCTGTTTGCTCAATGTTCTGTAAATCATGCTCAAAAGAAGGTAATTCAAAAAAATCATATATTCGTTTTAACTGACTTTTTGGACTATTGCAAAATCTATTATAATCTATGAATAGCATTCTATCCAAATAACCCATCGTAACAGCATCACGAATACATGCATGTGCTAATCCTAATGCACCGTTTGGACCAGAATATTGCAAAGCCCGGGCTGCTATAGTCGATGTTTCAGCTAAAACGTCATCTGTCATTGTCAAAGTCAATGGATTATGTTTGCGAATTTTTTCAAATGAAGCGAGTATCTCAGCAGGATTTCTAACAGGACATAATATTTTTATTTTCTTTTGTAACAGTGCTTCTAGAATTCCTATTCTGTTTACCCAAAGTCTATCTTTATCAAAAACAAAACTTTTTCCATGATGTGAATGATATGAATATAATATTGATTTGAGAACATTTATTTTAGCATCATCATTTGAATATTCACGACTAGCTTCAACTTTATCCCAATTTTGAAATACTGTGCTAAAAATAGAACATAATGAACTTACTGCTTCGCCATGAATTTGTGGATTTTGTTTTAATATATTAATCATCATTGTTGCACCAGACCTTGGGAGTCCAGCAACATAATATAATTCATTCATAAATTATTCCTTTTTCAAATTAAAATGTTCGACAAATTCTTTTTCTAATAATTCAAATGTTGCATTCCAATTACCGAATTCTTTTTGACGAAAAACTTTTGTTGTTTTTTGATACCACGGAGAATGTCTATCACCATAAGCCCAAATATGATATGGTAATAATGGAACAATTACCCATGTTGGTTTACCCATCGCTGAAGATAAATGTGCTATACTTGTGCATGATGTAATCACTAAATCCATATTATGAATTGCAGCAGCAGTATCTTCCCATGAAATAATTAGATGTTGTAAATCAATTATTTCATCGGGTAATTCTCTTGTGTCTGTATCTCTCTGTAAACTATAAAATTGAACTTCTTTATATTTATGTAAATCAATTAACGGTTCTGGTGGAAAAATTCTAAACTGTTGATGTTCAAATAATGGGCTACCCGACCAACGAATACCAACTTTTATTTTATCACTTTTAATTATATTTTTCCAAACATCGACACTTAATGGATTTGCTGATATGTATGGAGAATTAGGTAAAGTATCAAATGTATGTCCAAAAATCCAACTACAACTAAACCCAGGAATCCAATAATCATGTTTTGTTGATTGGACATCTTTTAATTGAATACATTGATGAACTCCAGGTATTCTTGAAAAAATAGGATGTAAACTAGCTTCACAACACAGAATTGCTTTACCGCCTCTCTTAGCGACCTCAGTAGCAAATCTTGCTGATATTATCTGGTCACCAAAACCACATTCCATATTTAATATTACTATTTTGTTTATTAAATCATCTGTTTGATTCCAGATGGGTTTATTTGTAGGAATTTTAGGTGAACCATAAACTTTTAGAAATCTACCTGCTTCTAAAAATTGAAATCCTGTTTGTAAATCACCCTGATTAATTAGAAACCACGCACGATTAAATTTATGTCTCAAATCATCAGGATGTTCTTGTTCCATCTGCTGACTGAGATTCCATCCTTCTTCAAATCTACCACGAATCATTAAATCAAGTTGCTGGTCAATTTTGTGCATAAAAAATCACTGTATTAAAAATATATTTAAATGTATTTATGTTGTTGTTATACCAAGTGTATGATAAGAACCGGAAGATATTATTGTCCATGGACTAGAACCAATTTGAACAGGACTTGATTTTGAGACAGTAGTTCCATCACCTAAACGTCCATAAGAACCTGCGCCCCAAGTAAATAATTTACCATCAGACCTGATTGCTGCTGTATGATATCCACCGGACGAAACAGCAGTCCAAGAACTGGAACCTATTTGAACAGGACTTGATTTTGTCACAAGAGTTCCATCACCTAATTGACCCGATGTTCCTGTGCCCCAAGTAAATAATGTTCCGCCAGACCTAATTGCTGCTGTAAATCTCTGTCCAGAAGAAATAGCAGTCCAAGAACTAGAACCAATTTGAACAGGACTTGATTTTGTAACAATAGTTCCATCACCCAATTGACCTGCACTATTTAAACCCCAAGTAAATAATGTTCCGCCAGACCTAATTGCTGTTGTGTGAAATGCACCAGCATCAACAGCAGTCCAAGAACTAGAACCAATTTGAACAGGACTTGATTTTGCCACAAGAGTTCCATCACCTAAACAACCTGTGGCATTGTAACCCCAAGTAAATAATGTTCCACCTGACCTAATTGCTGCTATATGATATCCACCGGCAGAAACAGCAGTCCAAGAACTGGAACCTATTTGAACAGGACTTGATTTTGATATAGCAGTTCCATCACCTAATACTCCAAAATTTCCTGTTCCCCATGTAAATAGCAAACCATCTGACCTAATTGCTGCTGTGTGTGCTGGACCAACAGAAACATCAGTCCAAGAACTGGAACCAATTTGAACAGGACTAGACTTGTTTGTTGTTGTACCATCACCCAATTGACCTGCACTATTTAAACCCCAAGTAAATAACATTCCATCAGACCTGATTGCTGCTACATGCGAACTAACAAAATTTGTAGAAACGATAGTCCAAGAACTAGAACCTATTTGAACAGGTGAACTCATATTGCTTATTCTACCTAATCTACCAGTTAATTGCTGACCCCAAGTAAACAATGTTCCATCGGACCTAATTGCTGCTGTAAATCTCTGTCCAGAAGAAATAGCAGTCCAAGAACTAGAACCAATTTGAACAGGACTTGACTTGTTTACTAATGTTTGGTCATCACCTAATGCACCTGCTATTCCAGAACCCCAAGTAAATAATGTTCCGCCAGACCTAATTGCTGTTGTGTGAAATGCACCAGCATCAACAGCAGTCCAAGAACTAGAACCAATTTGAACAGGACTTGATTTTGAGACAGTAGTTCCATCACCTAAACGTCCATAAGAACCTGCGCCCCAAGTAAAAAATGTTCCGCCAGACCTAATTGCTGTTGTGTGAAATGCACCAGCATCAACAGCAGTCCAAGAACTAGAACCAATTTGAACAGGACTAGATTTTGAGACAATAGTTTCATCACCGAGTGGAGGAAAATCTAGTCTTTGATATCCCCATGTAAACAATGTTCCACCAGACCTAATTGCTACTGTATGCAAATTACCACATGAAACAGCAGTCCAAGAACTAGAACCTATTTGAACAGGACTTGATTTTGATATAGCAGTTCCATCACCCAATTGACCACCTGTTCCAAGACCCCAAGCAAACAATGTTCCACCTGACCTAATTGCTACTGTATGTGAACCAGCAGCAACAGCAGTCCAAGAACTAGAACCTATTTGAACAGGACTTGATTTTGATGTAGTAGTTCCATCACCCAATTGACCAGAAGTATTTAAACCCCAAGTAAATAACATACCATCAGACCTGATTGCTGCTGTATGTGAATTACCAGTAGCAACAATAGACCAACTCTGAGATACAAAAGTTGCTACAACTACAGGAAAAATTCTATTAACAGTGTCATTAATACCTAATTGACCTGAACTATTTAAACCCCAAGTAAATAATGTGCTGTCAGACTTAATTGCCCCGGTGTGTCTATAGCCGGCAGAAACAGCAGTCCAAGAACTGGAACCTATTTGAACAGGACTTGATTTTGCTATAATAGTTCCATCGCCTAATTGACCAAAACCATTGGTACCCCAAGTAAATAATGTTCCACCGGACCTGATTGCTACTACATGTGTTCCACCAGAAGAAACAGCAGTCCAAGAACTGGAACCAATTTGAACAGGACTTGATTTTGATGTAGTAGTTCCATCACCCAATTGACCAGAAGTATTTAAACCCCAAGTAAATAACATACCATCAGACCTGATTGCTGCTGTATGGAATCTACCTCCAGATACAGCAGTCCAAGAACTGGAACCTATTTGAACAGGACTTGATTTTGCTGTTATAGAACTATCACCTAAACCGCCAAAACCATTATAACCCCAAGTGAACAATGTTCCACCTGACCTAATTGCTGCTGCATGAGAATGTCCAGTTGCAACAGCAGTCCAAGAACTAGAACCAATTTGAACAGGACTTGATTTTGATGTAATAGTTCCATCGCCTAATGATGGTCTTGCAACACTTTGATAACCCCAAGTAAATAATGTCCCACCTGACCTGATTGCTGCTGTAAAATATCTACCAGCAGAAACAGCAGTCCAAGAACTAGAACCTATTTGAACAGGACTTGATTTTGTCACAAGAGTTCCATCACCTAATTGACCCGATGTTCCTGTGCCCCAAGTGAACAATGTTCCACCCGACCTGATTGCTGCTGTATGATATCCACCGGCAGAAACAGCAGTCCAAGAACTAGAACCAATTTGAACAGGACTTGATTTTGATGTAGTAGTTCCATCACCTAATCTACCACCTGTTCCAAGACCCCAAGTAAATAATTTACCATCAGACCTGATTGCTGCTGTATGTGCTAAACCTTCAGAAACAATTGTCCAACTCGTATAACCACCAGATGATAAACCAAGAGAACGATAACCACCAACCGAATGTATACCAAAATCACTGTAAGAATTATCTAATTGACCCACATTATCAAATCCCCAAGCATATAATAACTTTTGAGGGGATGTTGTTCTTTGTGCAATAGATAATACAGACTCAGCTAATAGCATTTTTATTCAGGGACATTAGGCCAAATTATACAAGAAGAATCAAATAATGAATTAATATTTTCAAGAATATTTTGTTTATTTTTTTCCAAAACAATCACATCATCGTTAGAAGAAGATTGATTATTAATTTGATTTTCTATATTTAATATCTGATTCTCATAATCATTCAATTGCAACATAATAGATTCTTCATTATAACGTGTTGGTAAATCTCTTAAAGATTGACGATAATTTTTCCACTTTTCAATCCATTCAATTGATTTTATAGATTGTATATCCGTTGTTTGTGTCCAATCACTTTCTCTTAATAAATTATTTCGTTGTTGTCTTAGAAAATTATAAAAATTTTGTTTTCTACTTTCCAACTGACCAAAAATTTCACTTTCCGAATAATTTATTATCTTAGGAATTTCATAAACAGTATCATTTTCGAATTTATATTCATAATCAATTATTCTCTGTTTTTTTTCATCATAGTAGATTACTTCTTTTTCTATAATATACCATCCAACAGATTTTAAAAATTCTTTATCGTTTTTTGATAAATCAAGGCCACTAATGTTTTTCCAATTTTTCGGTAATTGGTCATACATTTCTTTTATTTCATTATTTTCAACGTAACAGTAATTTGCCATTTTTTTACCTACTATCCAGCATTGATGCAGCGCCACGATATGTTGAACCATTATCATCTGTTATAAAAGCTAGAACATCAACACCAGATGCTGTTAATGTTGGTGCTGTTCCACTTGGCCATTTTACCGCCGCCGGCCAATTTTGTGTTTGTGAACCACCATTTGTTAATTCTAAAATAAAACCAGCAGCATTTGATGAGGGTGGGTTACTAAATGTCCATGTAGTTGTTCCAGTTGAAGTTGCTGTAATATAGTTTCCTAAAGTTAAATCGATTGTTGTTGAGCCAGTAATATTACCTAAAGCATTTATTATTAGACCATAATTTTTGAAAATAGGATATGAAATAACTTTTGAGGCAGCGTTTAAATTTTCGTTTAATTGTGATAAAGAAATCGCTGTATTTGTGATACCAGAAACACGACCATATGCATCTGTTGTAATTACAGGAACATATGCAGCATTTGCGTAAGTGCCAGCAGTTCCAGTATTTGCTAATGAAACAATTGCAGTTCCATTTGATGTTAGCAACGCACCAGTTGTATATGATGAAGCATTGGTACCACCAGAACTAAATCCAAATACACCCGTAACAGCAGTTGTTGAGATTGAAATTGCTGTATTTGTTATACCAGAAACGCGACCATATGCATCAGTGGTAATTACTGGAACATAAGATGCATTGGCATATGTTCCTGCTGTTCCTGTGTTTGCAAGAGATACTAATGAAGTTCCATTTGAAACGATTAAATTACCAGTCGTGTATGATGAAGCATTGGTACCACCAGAACTAAATCCAAATACACCCGTAACAGCAGTTGTTGGTATTGAAATTGCTGTATTTGTTACAGACGAAACTCTACCATAATTATCAGTAGTAATAACGGGATGATAAGATGCTGAACCATAAGTTCCTGCTGTTCCAGTATTTGCAAGGGATACTAATGCATTACCTACAGATACAACTAAACTACCATCAACCGTAAATGATGGTGTTGCTGGTGCTGCTTGAATATAACTAAATGCTTGAACACGAATCAACGAATTATTTGCGGGTGTATAATTAAATGTTAATGTTGAACCCACAAGAGAATAGTCATACTGAATAACACCATTTGATGATACCATTATGTTATTTGATGATATCGGTGTAAATCCTAATGAGAATGATGTTTGTGCACCATTTGCAGTAACTTGGTATACTTGATTATTCGAACTCCATAATTGAGTTCCCATCATAGTATTTGAAACTGATGTTATACGACCATATGCATCTGTTGTAATAACTGGAATATATGTAGAATTACCATAAGTTCCTTCTGTTCCTGTATTTGCAAGTGACGCAAAAGACGTTCCATTATATACAATTAAATTACCAGTTGTTGGTAATGTTGGACTTGTTACAAAACTTACAAGTTGTGTATTTGATATTGCGCCAGTTTGCCCACCAACAGATGTGACTGAACCACCACCGCCAGAACCAGCATTTGCGGTATATTGCTTTGTTCCATCACCAAATTGAATATACGATGTCGTTGCTACAGAATTTGCTGTTAGATTATTTGTTGAAAGAATTCCAGTCGATTTATCAAATGTTAAACTAGAATTACCACCAAAAGAACCAGAGTCATTGAATTGAACTTGTTGATTCAATCCAGAAACTTGTGTTGTTTTGATTTGTCCTAATGTATTTGATGATGTTTTATAGTAAAGAATACCATCAGCATAGTTAAGCGATAATTCACCATTAGCGATTACACCAAGGGATGGTGTATTTCCTGTTGAACCTGAACTACGAACAGCAATTACTGTATTTGCCATTTATTAGAATGTTCCACCGTTTTGATTTATCAGAAGAACATTGTCTTTGTTTTCTGGAACATCAACAGATAAACCTAATTTTTTTCTTTTTGAAATTGGTAACATATTCTCAAGCTGCTGTATATATTCTTTCTGATTATCAATTATTATTTTTTGTGAATCAATAAGGTCAATATTCAAACTATTCTTTTTCATTTCATTATTTAGAGCAGTTTGCATTCTATGTTTTTCTACATCTTCTTTATTGCTTTTCTCAATAATATCATTTTTATTATTGAGTTGATTTTTCAAATCATTATTTTCTTCAACGATAGTTTGAAATTCTTCTTTTACTTTTTCCAAACCATCAATCTTTTCCAATAAATCAGGTATCTTTTTTACCTGTTCATCCAATAATTTTATTTGTGTTTGGAATAATAAATTCTGTTTTACAACACTAATAAAATTTTCTTGTGCAATCTCACCAAAAGATTGTATAAAATTGATATCGTTCATAATAAAACCCTTTCATAAATTAGAATGTTCCGCCATTCAATGTTGTTGTCCAAACAGGTGTTCCTGAACCATTTACTGTTAGTAATTGTGCTGACCATGTTTGGTCTGATGTTCCTGCGGCAGCAGTAACTTGTAATGCACCAGTTCCATTACCAAAAATTATTCCATTTGTTGTAAATGTTGCAGCACCTGTGCCACCTCTTGTTACACCCAATGTTCCAGAAGTAATTTGTGATGTATCAATTGCAATTGCTTCACCTGTATATGCAGTAATATCACCATAACTATTTACAGTCAACGATGTTATTGTGTTTGCTGCTGATAATCCACCAGTTACAGTTGTTGTCGTATTTGCAAATGATGCTAAACTTGTTCCATCGAATATTACTCTTTGACCAGTTGTAAATGATGTCTGATTGGTACCACCACGCGCAATTGGTAATGTTCCACTTGTAATTGCTGATGCTGCGATTGCAATTGCTGTATTTGTTATACCTGAAACACGCCCATATGCATCTGTTGTAATAACTGGAACATATGCAGCATTAGCATAAGTTC